TGCGCGTCATTGAAATCAACGAGGGTTCGCGCCCGATCCGCACCGTCTCCACGGCCGTGCTGGGCCTGATCGCCACGGCCGACGACGCCGACCCAGCCACCTTCCCGCTCGACACGCCCGTGCTCGTCACCAACGTGCTGGCCGCCATGGGCAAGGCCGGCAAGACCGGCACCCTGTACCGCGCGCTGGAAGCGATTGCCGCGCAGACCAAGCCCTTGTGCGTCGTCGTGCGCGTGGAACAGGGCGAGACGGAAGCGGAAACCACCACCAACGTGGTGGGGGGCGTCTCGCCGGACGGCAAGTACCTGGGCGTGAAAGCCCTGCTGGCCGCGCAAAGTAAACTCGGCGTGAAGCCGCGCATCCTGGGCGCGCCGGGCCTGGACACCAAGACCGTCACCAACGCCCTGGCCAGCGTGGCGCAGCAACTGCGCAGCTTCGTGTACGCCTCCGCGTATGGCTGCAGCAACGTGGTGGCCGCCACCACCTATCGCGGCCAGTTCGGCCAGCGCGAGGTCATGATTATCTGGCCCGATTTTGTGAACTGGGATACCGCCATCGACGAGGAAGCGAGCATTTCCGCCGTCGCCTACGCCATGGGGCTGCGCGCCAAGATCGACGAGGAAACGGGCTGGCACAAGACACTGTCCAACGTGGTCGTCAATGGCCCGACCGGCTTGACCCAGGATGTGTTTTTCGACCTGCAAGACCCGGCCACCGACGCCGGCGTGCTCAACGCAAAGGAAGTGACCACCCTGATTAACATGGGCGGCTATCGCTTCTGGGGTTCGCGCACCTGCGAGGCGCCGGGCGGCTTCTTTTATTTCGAGAATTACACGCGCACGGCCCAGGTGCTGGCCGACACCATCGCCGAAGCACATTTCACCTTTGTCGACCTGCCCCTGCATCCGTCGCTGGTGCGCGACATGCTGGAGAGCATCAACGCCAAGTTCCGCGACCTGAAATTGCAGGGCTACATCATCGACGGCCACGCCTGGTATGACGAGCAGTACAACGACAAGGACACGCTCAAGGCGGGCAAGCTGGCCATCGATTACGACTACACGCCCGTGCCGCCATTGGAAAACCTTCGTTTCCAGCAGCGCATCACCGACCGCTACCTGGCCGACTTCGCCTCGCGCATCGCGGCTTAACTATCCCCGTGCCCGCCACGCGCGGGCGCAACTGACCACTGGAGAACACTATGGGCATGCCCCACAAACTCAAGCAATTCAACGTCTTTCAAAACGGCGTGCTGTTCATGGGCATGGTGCCTGAAATCACCTTGCCGAAACTGAGCCGCAAGATGGAAGAATACCGCGCCGGCGGCATGAGCGGTCCGGTATCCGTGGACTTCGGCAACGAGGCGCTGTCGCTGGAATGGAGCGCAGGCGGCCTGATCGCCGAAGCCTTGAAGCAGTACGGCGCGCATGCGCACGGTGCCGTGATGCTGCGCTTTGCCGGCGCCTACCAGAACGACGAAGACGGCAACGTCGCCGCCGTGGAAGTCGTCGTGCGCGGCCGGTACAAGGAAATCGACATGGGCGGCGCCAAGATGGGCGACGACACCACCCATAAATACACGATGGCGTGCAGCTATTACAAGCTGATGATCGACGGCGCCACCGTCATCGAACTGGACTTCATGAGCGGCATCGAGAACATCGGCGGCGTCGATACCAATGCGGCCATCCGCAAGGCCAGCGGCCTGTAATCCCCTTTTTATTCACCGCCCCAAACACAAGGACAACACCATGAACACCGAAAACAACAATCAAGCCGTCATCGAACTGGACGAGCCGATCAAACGCGGCGACAGCTTCATCACCTCGCTCACCGTGCGTAAACCCAAGGCGGGCGCCCTGCGCGGCATTTCCCTGATCGAGCTGGCCAACCTGAACGTGTCGGCCCTGCAGATCGTGCTGCCGCGCATCACCGAGCCGACCTTGACCGCGCACGACGTCGCCAACATGGACCCGGCCGACCTGCTGGCCGTGGGCGCCGAGGTTGCCGGTTTTTTGGCGAGCAAAGCAGATCGCCTTTCGGTATCCCCGGCGAAGTAGAAGACGCCATGGCCGACATTGCCGGCGTCTTTCACTGGACGCCGGCGGCGATGGACGGTTTTACGATTGATGAACTGATGGCCTGGCGCGAACGCGCCCGGCAGCGAAGCGGAGCGGAATAGATGGCTGGTCGGGATCTGAAATTACAGGTGGTATTTGCAGCGCTGGACAAGATTACCGGCCCGCTGAAAAAAATCATGGGCGGCTCCAGCGACACGGCCAAGGCCTTGAAGGCCACCAGCGACCGCTTGCGCGAGCTGAACGCGCAGCAAAAGAACATCGGCAAATTCCGCGAGCTGCACGACGGCCTGGACGCCACCCGCACCAAGCTGGAAGCAGCGCAGCAGAAGGTGGCCAGCCTGGCCACCAAGATGAAACAGACGGAAGCGCCCACGCGCGCGATGACGCGAGAATTTAACGCCGCCGTCAAAGCGGCCGGCGCCTTGAAGACGGCCGGCCAGCAGCAGGCGCAGCAACTGCAGATCATGCGTGAGCGCCTGGCGGGCGCCGGCATCGGCACCAAAGACCTGGCCAACCACGAGCGCACCCTGCGCCGCGAGATCGAGGCCACCAACAAAACCATGACCTTGCAGCAGCAGAAACTGGCCAATGCCGCCGCCAAGCAGCAGCGCGTCACCAATGCCACCCAGCATGCCGACAAGCTGCGCAGCAAGGCGGGCAACTTGGCCATGGCTGGCGCGGGCGCGACAGCGGCCGGTGCGGTCATGGCCATGCCTATCGCCAAGGGGCTGCACGAGGCGAAGCATTACCAGCTGGAAAAAGCCCGCGTCAATGCCCTGGGCCTGGGGCCGGAAACCAGCCAGCAGGCGATCAAGTTCGCCAAGAACATGAAGACCTACGGCACCAGCCAGAACGAGAACCTGGAACTGGTGCGCGACGCAATGTCGATCTTTGGCGACTTGCACCACGCGGAAATGGTCGCGCCCACCCTGGCCAAGATGAAGTTTGCCAACAAGGCATTCTTCGGCGCCGAGTCGGGCGAAGAGAACGAGCGCATCTTCATGGACTTGCTCAAAGTCATCGAGCAACGCGGCGGCACGGCCAGTTCGGAGAAATTCCACGACCAGGCCAACATGATGCAAAAGGTCATCACGGCCACGGGCGGGCGCGTGGGGCCGACGGAATGGCTGAACTTCATCAAGACGGGCGGTATCGCCGCCAAGATCATGGATGACAAGCAGTTCTATTACCAGATGGAACCGCTAGTGCAGGAAGTCGGCGGCCACCGCGCCGGCACAGCCCTGATGTCCGGCTATTCGAACCTGTATCAGGGGCGCACCACCAAGCGCGCCGTGACCAATCTGGAAAACTTGGGACTGATCGGTGACCACAGTAAAGTGAAGCACGATAAAGTCGGTCAAGTCTCTACGCTTGGCCCTGGCGCCCTGCTTGGCAGTGACATTTTCCGACGCAGCCAATTTGAGTGGCTGGAGCAAGTGCTGTTGCCACAACTGGAAAAGAAAGGCATCACGGATCCCAAGAAAATTGAGGACACCATCGGCAGCCTGTTTTCGACCCGCACGGCCGGCAATCAGTTTCTGGATATGTTCAAGCAACGCATCCAGATGCACAAGAACGCCAAGCTGAACGCAGGCGCGTATGACATCGAGCAGATTTATGACCTGGGCAAGCAGCAGGCCAGCGGCGCCGAACTGGAAGCGACGGCCAGGCTGGCCAACCTGAAACTGACCATGGGCGAAAAAATCCTACCGCTGTACGCGCAGGGACTGGAAATGGCCATCAATGCCATTACACGCCTGAATGCCTTTATGGAACGCAACCCGACCGTGGCCAAGGTCATGATCGCCGGCTTTGCCGTGCTGGCGGGCCTGCTGCTGGTGCTCGGCCCGCTGATGCTGGGCATTGCCGCCCTGATCGGCCCGTATGCCATCCTGCACGTCATGTTCGCCAAGATGGGCGTGACCGGCGGCGTGCTCACGCCCATCCTGCGAGGCTTGGGTGGTGCCTTCATGTGGGCGGGCCGGGCCGTGCTGTGGCTGGGCCGCGCGCTCCTGATGAACCCGATTGGCATCGCCATCACTGTCATCGCCGGCGCCGCCTTCCTGATCTACAAATATTGGGAGCCGATCAAGGGTTTCTTTACCGGCGTCTGGTCGCACGTCAAGACGGCGTTTGCCGGCGGCATCGGCGGCATCAGCGCCCTGATCGTTAACTGGTCGCCGCTCGGCCTGTTCTATCGCGCCTTCGCGGGCGTGCTGGGCTGGTTCGGCATCGCGCTGCCGGCCAAGTTCACCGACTTCGGCGCCAGCATCCTGCAGCGCATCACCGCATCCTGGCAACCTATCGCCACCTTCTTCGCCGATATCTGGTCGCGCCTGCGCACTGTCTGTGCCGGCGGCATGGCCAGTATCAGCGCCCTGATTATCAACTGGTCGCCCGTCGGCGTGTTCTACCAGGCGTTCGCGGGCGTCATGAGCTGGTTCGGCATCAAGCTGCCGGCCCAATTTACCGAATTCGGCGCCAATATCCTGCGTGGCCTGGTCAACGGCATCACCGGGTCCATGGGCGCCGTCAAGGACGCCATCATCAATGCCGGTTCCAGCACCATTGCCTGGTTCAAGGAAAAGCTGGGCATCCACAGCCCGAGCCGCGTGTTTGCCCAGCTCGGCGACTACACCATGCAGGGCCTGGCCGTGGGCCTGGACCGCAGCGAGGGCGCGCCGATTGCCAAGGTATCAGGCCTGGCGCAGCGCCTGACGCAATTGGGCGCCGGCATCGCCATCGGCACGGCCACCGCTTTGCCGGCCAGCGCCTTCGACACGCGCGCGCCACTGTCCCAGGGCGGGTTCGGCGCTGGCATGACCATCCAGGGCGACAAGATCGAAATCACGATCCAGGCACAAGCCGGTTCCGATCCCCAGGCTATCGCCCGCGCCGTGTATGCGGCCATGGAACAGCGCGACCGCGAGAAGGCGGCACGCATCCGCTCGTCCCTGCGCGACCACGATTAAAGAAAGAAGCACACCATGATGATGATTTTAGGAATGTTCGTGTTCAGCCTGCCGACCCTGGCCTATCACGAGCTGCAGCGACAAACGGAATGGAAGCACGCCAGCACGGCGCGGGTGGGCCTGCGCGACGCGCACCAGTACGTGGGGCCCGGCGACGACACGATTACCCTGTCGGGCTGGGTAGCGCCGGAACTGACCGGCTCCCTGTATTCGCTCGATGCCCTGCGCATGATGGCGGACACCGGTAAATCGTGGATTCTGATCCAGGGCACGGGCCGCATTCTCGGCTCGTACCGCATCACCAGCATGACGGAAGGCCGCACCATCCTCGACGGCAGCGGCGGCGCGCGCCGCGTCGAATTCTCGATTGCGCTCAAGCGCGACGACGACGGCGTGCTGGCCATGGTGGGCCTGGGCGACATCGGCGACCTGAAAAACATGCTCAGCATCGACGGCATGACCAGCAGCATTGCCGGCGCGGCCAAGAATGCCGTGGGCAGCGTGGTCGGCAATGTGGTCGGCGGCATCACCTCAAAATACGGTGGCGTCGTCAGCGACATGAAAGACAAGATCGGCGGCAGCATCAGCGGCGCCATCGGCAGCGCGGCGGACAAGTTCAAATGAGCGAGCATATTCCCGCCTTCCGCGTCACCATCGAGGACAAGGACATCACCAGCATCGTCTCGCCGCGCCTCATCAATCTAACCTTGACGCTGTGCCGCGGTGACGAGAGCGACCAGCTCGACATGGCCCTGGACGACAGCGACGGCAAGCTGGCCCTGCCGCCACGCGGCGCGCAGATCGCCCTGGCGCTGGGCTGGCAAGCCACCGGCCTGGTGGACATGGGCAAGTTCACCGTCGACGAGGTGGAGCACAGCGGCGCGCCCGACACCATCACCCTGCGCGCCAGGTCAGCCAACCTGATCGACACCTTCAAACAGCAGCAGGAACACAGCTTTCACAAGACCACCCTGGGCGCCATCATCGAGGCCATCGCCTTTCGCAACGAGCTGGCGTCGGGCGTGTCGGCGCGCCTGCGCGACACCGCCATCGAGCACATCGACCAGACCCACGAAAGCGATGCGGCCTTCCTGCGCCGGCTGGGCAGGAAATACGACGCTGTGGCCACCGTCAAGAACGACACTTTGCTCTTCATCCCCATCAACCAGAGCCGCACCGCCAGCGGCAAGGCGCTGCCCGTCATCCCCATCACGCGCGCCCTGGGCGACGGCCACCGCTACCACAGCGCCGAAAGCGACGCCTACACGGGCGTGCGCGCCTTCTGGCACGACGAGCGCTATGCGCGCCGCCGCAGCGTCGTGGCCGGCGTGCCCGGCAACAGCAAGCGCCTGCGCACCACCTTCGCCAATGAAACCGACGCACGCGCGGCGGCCGTGGCCGAATGGCAGCGCATCCTGCGCGGCCTGGCCACCTTTGAAATGAGCCTGGCCCTGGGCAACCCGGCCGTGTTCCCGCAATCGCCCGTCACGGTGACAGGCTTCAAGCCCGAGATCGACGCCACCGAATGGCTATCGGTCAAGGTCACGCACAGCCTTGGCGGCAACGGTTTTACCACGCGCGTGGAGTTTGAAACGAAGACGGAAGCGGTGGAGGCCGAGCGCGAGGAAGAGAAAGACCCGGACGAAGGCATCACGGGCGTGGTGGCCAAGTGGAAGGACGTGGCGGCGAAGAAGAAAAAGGCGGGACAGGAGCAGGCTGGCGCCAAGGGTACGCTCAAGACGCTGGAGCATCTTTACAAGAGCAAGCAGGCCGCGAAGCGGGCGGTCCTGCATGCGTGGAAGCATATCGAAGAAGTGCGCGAGATCATCCGCGAGAACAGCGAGGAACCCCGGAAACCTTCGCAAGCGGTAGCCGTCGAAGAAGCGGCGTGAACCTGTGCCCTCTACTTCCGCTCAACGACTGCTTTCACCCCAAAGCGGACGGAAAACACAGTCCAGGTAACGTCATTAATATGTTCCAGGCACGAGATTCGAGCATTCGGCACCAAGCTGATATGCCGACAAGTTTTCAAATGTTGTCGATGCAATCTCACGCATGGCTTCAATGGTAAAGAAACCTTGATGTCCGGTAACAAGAACGTTCGGGAACGTCATTAGGCGCTGAAAAACATCATCCGTAATGATGTCGTCGGAGCGATCTTCGAAGAAGAGATTACTTTCTTGTTCGTACACGTCAATCGCCAAAGCCCCCAATTGGCGCGACTTTAACGCATCGATTACTGCTTGCGTATCGATGAGAGCGCCACGCGACGTATTGATCAACATGGCCCCCTCTTTCATCAGATTTAGCGTATCTGCATTTATCAAGTGATGGGTATCAAGAGTGAGTGGACAGTGCAGTGAGACCAGGTCCGATTCAGCAAGAAGGTCAGACAATGCGACCATCTCACCTATGGCCTCAAACTCTGGAGACGGATAGGGATCAAATCCCAGTAAACGGCAGCCAAAACCAGTAAAAATCTTGGCTGTCACCAAGCCAATTTTTCCTGTACCGATGATGCCAACGGTCTTCCCATGCAGATTGCTCCCAAGGAGACCATCAAGTGCAAAATTGCCTTCGCGTACCCGCGCATATGCGCGGTGAGTTCGGCGATTCAATGTAAGAGTGAGTGCTAAAGCATGCTCAGCCACTGCCTCCGGAGAATATGCCGGTACGCGCGCGACGAAAAAGTCCAAATGCCGTGCGGCTTCCGTGTCGAGATTATTGAAACCTGCACAACGCAGTAATATCGCGCGCACGCCAATGTGAGCAAGAGCATGCAATACTTCCGCGTCAAGCACATCGTTTACAAAAACGCAGATTGCCTTGCAACCTTGAGCAAGAGCCACTGACTGTAGTGACAAGGATTCAGTGTGAAAACGCATCTCCACGGCATCACGAGCATCACGTTGATCTGCTTTCTCATTGAGAAAACGGCGATCATATGGTTGGGAGCTGAATACAGCGATTTTCATCTTAAATATCCTTTGCGCGAACGCACTTTGTAAATGGTAAAAATGACTACACAGGAGATTACTCCTTTCCCAACTGTATGGCCACGCAATTGGGCACCTTACGGCGAAGACCACCGGCTAGAGAAAAAGCAACGTGCCGCTTGAATCGTGCGACACTACAATAGGTTGTATTTCATTCCGGGTGAATATCCTCACTTTGGAAATATTTCAACTCCATGGCCGTACCTAAGCAAACCCGTTCATCTTGTAAAGCAGCTCTTGCGACGCCCTCACGAAACCCAGCATCTATCAGTACAAGAAATGCGAACTCCAGTCCATGCAATTTTTTCAAATGCACCCCAGCGGCAATTAGTCGTAACGTTATTTCAGTGGCATTATCGAACATAGCAGCCTCCCCATATCGCTAGAATGCAATAGGAGAGGGTTCAGGTATTGATCCGTATCAAACAAGGGCCAAAAGCTCGCTTTACTTGGTACCGCCTATAGAGGAATTACATGCGACGCAAAGCTGCTGTACACGTTCCAAAGGCACTGGTAACTGGTGCAAAGCCAACAGCTGCGGTGTACGTCCGCATGTCTACAGACAATCAAAATCATTCTGTCTCACATCAGCTACATTGCATTTCCGACTACGCGGAGCGCCATGGCATAGATATCATTAGGACATACGCCGACGAAGGCAGGAGTGGGCTCGATTTTTCTTCACGCCCGGGCCTACGTTGCCTGATCGAGGACGTACAGAGTGGCGTAGCGCCATTTCAATCGATTCTTGCCTATGACATTAGCCGCTGGGGACGGTTCCAAGACCTAGACGAAAGCGCCTACTATGAATACATATGCCGGCGCGCAGGGGTCGCCATCGTCTATTGTGCGGAAGATTTCGAGAATAACGGATCTTCGATTTCGTCCATAATTAAGAGCGTAAAGCGCGCCATGGCTGCCGAGTACAGCAGAGAACTCTCGTCCAAGGTTTTTGCAGCGCAATGTCGGTTTGTAGAAATGGGGTTTAAACAAGGTGGGCGAGCGGGATTTGGATTGCGCCGAATTCCAATCAGCGCAAGCGGTAAAGCCAAGCCGGCACTGGGATTTGGCGAGAGGAAGAGCCATCCTACAGACCGTGTACTCCTCGTCCCTGGCCCAAGCGATGAACTTGAGATTCTTCGAGGGGTCTACGACTGGTACGTACTGGAGAAACTGAGTGAAAGCGAAATTGCTTTCTTACTGAATGCAATGGAGGCGCCTCGCGAATGTGGGCGCGCTTGGACTCGCGACTGCGTTCGGGACGTGCTTACAAATGAAAAATACATAGGCAACATCATCTACAACAGAGCATCATTTAAGCTCCGAAAACGACACATCGAAAATCCAACGTCGATGTGGATACAAAGAATCGGCGTCTTCCCTCCCCTCATTCCAGTTACCCTTTTCCGTAAAGCGCAGCAAGAGCGCAAACGTCGTCTCGCTCCGATTCCAAAAGAAGAGCTCCTAGCAATGCTACGCAAGTTATATGAGAAACATGGAAAGGTGACAACCATGCTAATAGATCAGGACGATACACTTCCCGGCGCGCAGATGTTCGCTTATTACTTTGGCACCATGCTCGAGGCCTACACCCTCGCTGGGCTTCCCCCGACCAACATTTGTAAGTTTATAGCCACGCGCGCGGTTGTCAGCAATGTTCGGGCAGCTACGCATGAGCAAATCAAGGCATTGATAATCGGTGCGGGCGTCGGGTTGGAGAAAGGCCCGTCCCAAAATACCTTTTTGCTGAACGGGCAAACATTACTAAAAATAGCTATCGCGCGCTGTCTTTATGAGAAAACGGCCCTCCCCCGCTGGCGCGTGCGCATGGATGAAGAGTCAAGGTGTGACTTCGTGCTCGCAGTACTTCTTGATCTTCAAAACCAGAAGGCAGATTCATACTACCTATTTCCAAAAGCAGACTTCTTGAAGGTGCAAATTACATTGACAGAAGCGAACATGTTCACGTTAAGTCAGTACAAGCATGCCTCCCTTGATGCAATGTTTGGAGCTGGGCATAAAACTACTCGCTGAACGGCTGCTAGTAAACTTCGCGTACGGCATTAAGTTTCGAGGATACGAATGAGGCTTAGCTGATCACCAACTTCCACAAACCACACTGCCTGCCAGCGCTGCCTGCGCTGCGCCTGCACTGATTCTGGCGCGCACCAGGGTGGATACACGCGCAGCGCGCGCTTGCCGCCCTGGCCGGTGCGCGACATCACGCCATGCTCTATCAGCACGGCGCGAGAAAAGATAAAAAAGCCGTGCCGCGCGCCGTTGCTGACGGCGATGATGACGACATCAACGGGGTCTGCTTCGTCCAGCGGGGCGATCTCGGCGTCGGGATGGGGGCGCTTCCAGACAGTGACGAACTGGCCGGTTTTCGTCGGCGTGGTTTTCGCTACGCGCAAGACTAGGCGCTTGCCCTCCAGTTCGGCGCGGCAGGCACCGTACTCCGCACTTTCCGCTTCCGGCACGGGCGCTTTCGGCAAGCCCAGGAAGGCCCAGGGGCTGGCCTTCATTGCGTGCTGAACTCGGCTGCGGCCTTGGCCGCCCAAAGCGCTTCGGCGTGGCTGGCGAACGGGCTGTCGTAGCCGTCGACCTTGCCGTCTTCATCGACAAAATACAGCCACCAGCCGTCGGCCTGTTCGCGGATGGCCGTGTGGCCAGGTGCGCAATGAGTTTCGACGGACTGGCCGGCGGCCAGGGTGGCGATGCAGATTCCGCGGTGAATAATATGCTCGCGTGTCATGGGAAAATACTTCATGCAAAAAAAATAATGACCATAGTGTAGACGCGCCGGCCGTTCCTGGCTAGTGCGCTACACTGTTCTTTCAAACGGAGGACAACATGGCATCACAACAAGGTACGGTGGATTTTCTGCTTGAGCAGATGGCGGGCGCGGGTAGCCTCAGCGCGAAAAAGATGTTTGGCGAGTACGGTGTGTATTGCGATGGCAAGATGTTCGCCATCGTCGCAGACGACCGTCTTTTCATCAAGCCAACGGAGGCTGGCCGGGCCTGGATCAGCAAACTCGGCACCCTACCGGAGGCGCCTCCCTACCCGCAGGCCAAGCCGTACTATTTAATCAGCGGTGAACTATGGAATGAACGAGAATGGCTAGTACAGCTTGCACAGCGCACCACGGCGGAACTGCCACTACCAAAACCCAAATCTCAGCCAAAGCTAAAGCTAGAGTCCCATTAGCGTCAATGTCCGCTTTTGGCCGATGGCAGCCACTGTCATCGGCCGCAATGCCATGAGCCTGGCTAATATTGCTAACTCCAGTTACCGCTCACCCAAGTTGGCGACGCATCAGAGGCAGTGGAAGAGCACTCGCATTTAATACCCGGCGCCGTCTCAATGACAATGCCGACAGTGAAAGCCTTCCCATCGTAATAACATGAATTTCTAATGAATCTGTTCGCCGCCGTGGCCATCACTTCACACTTATACAGAGGCCAGCAGCAGGCAAAAGCCAGTGTGGAAAGTGTGGCGATTTTCCATCGACTCACCCGCTTTAGTAACGAGAACTTTCGTTTCCGCCACGAGTTCCTTTGGCTATTTTTTTTTGCCGCCGACGTTGATCGTTTGGGGAGCAGTAATGTCTCCATGAATCTGCTGACCTACTTTGCCATGAAATACCATCTGGGTATTGCGTTCTACTGACTTTGCTGGCGACACGGTCGTCGGTTCTGTAATCCCCTCAACAACGCCGAGTACGCGCGCTTTCCCACGCAAATCCAACTTACGATAGCCGACTAGCAACTCATTCTCGTCATCCGTCAATGCGCTACTTGCCGCCGTGCCATGCAGCACATACTGCGTATCGACACCCACTGATGCGATAGCAATTAGATAATCCGCACTTGGAAATCTCTTGTCTTGTTCGTAATTTATTTGCGTACCCTTCTCGACCTTCCCAACCAGTGCGAATTCCGGTTGAGTCATGCCAAGTCGTTTCCGTTCGCTTTTTAAGCGCTGCCCAAATGTATCCATATGTCGATCTTTTAGTTGCAAAGTACAATTTTTTGTACTAAAGTGACGTCATTACCATGTGACGTATACAAATCATATCCTATGACATCTACCGCTCCATTCACACGCCAGCCGAAGAACCCACTTTCGCAGCCAATCCCTATTCGCTTGCTCCCTCCTGAGATTGAGCGCGTGGAGAAATTCGCACAGCAAGACTCCCGTTCACGAGCATCGTTTATGCGCCTGATGCTGCTACGTGGCCTGCAATCTTACGAGGCCGAACTCGAACAATTCTCCCTTGTCCATCACGCTTAACTGCACAGGAGCAGGCCCATGTATCCCGATCCAAAACGCGTCCGTAACAACCGTGTCATGGTGCGCCTTGACGAATATGAGTATGACGTCCTGGCCGCCATCGCCAATTATCAGGGCGAGGAACTGGCGCCGTTTCTGCGGCAGCTCGCGCTTCGCCAGGCGGCAATAGTGCTTGGCGACAACAACAGTGTCACCTTACCCAGCATTGCTGCCTAAATGAAGTCACCAATCAGCAACTTTTGAGCAGCCGAAAATATGCCCGACCGTTCCGTACCTGTAGAAACATGCGATGAAGACCAAGACACGTTTGAACGTGTCCGAATACAGCAGGGCTTGGACACCATCGACCAGGCTATCGAGTGGTTGATTAAGGATAACGTACGAATCGGGATTCGCAAGATGAGCGGCCGAGGCCGTGCCCTGTATCAAGTGAAAAGAAAGAACAAATGAGAGTCATCGGCCTGCCCTGCCCGCATTGCGAATACACCGTCCGCGCCGTTAAAAGCCGCATGATGTCCGCCATGTTCAAGGAAATCACCTACATGTGCCAGAACCCCGAATGCGGGCACTCCT